TTAGCTTGTTACCGATTGCGTTTCCGAATGCGTTACCGAACTGGTCAGCCAAGAAACCAACAATGTCAACACCAGCGTCTAGAACTAATTCGCGTGAAAGTTGTGCAAGAGCAGAGAACTTGTACGCTGACAAAGTTGTAAACGAGTTAAACGATGGCTCTGAAGTCCCGATGCTTACACCCTGGCCAACGATAGTCGCAGTCGAGAATGTTGACTGTGAAGGAATCTGCAAGTTCTCACCTGAAGATGTGTTGATTACAGTTGCGTAGTCAAGTAGTGGGTTTACAAGGCGAGCAACCTTAACGATCTCGTTGTAGAACGAAGTCGGGACAGGTGCACCAGTAGAAGAACCAGTAATGCTACGGAACTCGTGACCACGAATCTCACCAGCAATCATCTTGCGAAGAATGTCGGCTTCAGTGTCAGTGACAGATGCACCAGCAAAGTTAACTGCTGCCTTCTGTACTGCTTCAGCAGTCTTAGCTTCACGCTGCTCTAGTTCGATTAGTTCATTTCTTTTGTTGATGTCAGCGGTTAGAGAAGCATACTTCGCTTCTTCTTCACCAGACCATACGCCACCACGAGCTTCAACTGAGTCAATCAGTTCCTTAGCTTCGTGCCACGCCTTAGCCTTAGCATCAACCTGTTTAGCAATAAAATCGCTCATTAGGTTTGTTCCTTTCAAGAACATAAATAAAAAAGGGGGTTTGTTTAGATCAGAGATAAACTCACATATCCGAATGCTAGGGGATAAACACGCCTAACAGATATAACTCTATACCACAAGATATTATTCCCGATAAAAGAAAACCCCCTAGGACAAATTAGGGGGAAAGAACTAATGTTCTTTTTTAGCTTCGAGAAAGAGAGGGAAGCAGACTAATTATACTCGCTTCATAAGCAAATCAAGTTGCTTCTTCTTCATGTCTAACACCGCAGCCGGATTAGTCACTTCAGGGTCTTGCTTTAGAACCTTACCTAAAGTGTCTGTAAGTAGTTCACCCTGGCGTTCGGTCAGTTCTTCACCTGACTCTAAAGCCAATAGAGCATCAGTCAATTCTTCAGCAGTTACACCGCGAATCTCTGCTAGGCGAGCAATCTTTTGAACCAAAGTTCTATTAGATCTAACATTGGTTTGCCCATCAGTCGCAGGGTAAGCAGGGAAAGCAACAATACTAACTTCATGTAGTCGAACACTCTTTAGAGTTCTCTCATTACCATCAGACGACCAAGAATCTCCACCGGCAGGAATACGGAAACCGAAACTCATGGCCGAAACATCTCCACGCTTCAGAAGAACCGCTGCATCACGCCCAGCCTGAGTATCTGGCAGAGTAGCCATAACCTTTAGGCCTTTAGCATCTTCAGACAGTTGCAAGGTACCTGCTCTAAGAGAACCTAGAACAGTTCCAGAGTCATGGTTCCAAAGCAGTTTCACTTCATTACGAGAATCAAGAGTTCTCTTGAAAGCCCCTGGAGCGATAGTTTCAGTAAAGGGAAGTGGCTCACTAGGAGAGTTGAACAAGGCAGCATAACCGGTAAAAGTCATGCCATTACCTTCTGCACGCATCTCGATAGGAGCAAAGAATGTTCTTCTCTCAATAGTGGCGTGAGTTGAACGACCCTTCATGTCCATAGAATCGGCTTCAGGGGCAGGAGCCTCAGATAGTTCTTCAGCGGTCATACCTTCAGAAGCTTCTTCAACATCGACAGCATATTCATCACGCTTGGCATCGCCAATAACTGCACCTAACTGCCAGTGCCATTTACTCATTCTGTCCTGAACATCAGCCAAGAAGTTATAGATTCCCTGTTCGGCCAAAGCATCGGCACAAGTAATTGTGTAAGCAACATCGCCCTTATAGATCTCAATAGCCTTGTATAAAGCTAGAGACAAATCAACAGGGTCTCCGCCAACAAAGGTTGCATCGATGTCAGTGTCAGCAACGAACTGAGGCAGAGTGAATGGTGAATCGAAATCTAGTTTGCGAATGTTCTCAGATAGAGGGTCGATAATGTCATCGATATCTTGATAAATGTCCCCAAAGAACTCATGGTATTGAGAGAACAACACTCCCTTTACGTTCCAGTGAGCACCATGAGCCAAGAACTTTAGGCTTACAGTAGTTCCCAACAGTTCACGCAGTTCTTCAGCCAAATCAGCCTTAGTCTTTTCACCAACTTCCTCTAACTCAGGGTTAGCAGGGGCAGGTTCAGCCATAGCGTAAGGCATATCCTCGGTCAAGGGCATATCTCTTTTCATGTTGTTTACTCCAGGTAAATCGGTTGGATCATATACATGCTGAATACCGGCTTCGGCATAAGCAGTTCTTGCAGCTGAATCGCTATCAATCGCGTATTCGATGTCATAGCCTTCTTCCAGCAAGTTTTCGGCAGTCGCAGCCTTGAACATTGGGCCACTAGTAATTGATTGGTCGCTCAAGATTAGTTCTTGGTATTCGATAGTTAGCCTGTTTAGTTCGGCAATAATATCTTCTCTGTCGGCTTCAGGTCTAGCAGAGATAACCCATAAACCCTTCTTAGCGGTATCAATCCATTTGTATAGAAGTTCATTAGTTTTGCCATCAACAATCAGCGACTCTAAATCGACTAGGCCAATAGCATCAACAATTCCGCGAGTCTCAGTCATTTCAGTAGAGCCTTTCTTTTCACTCAAACCATTTACCCAAGTCTGTCCAGCATCTCCACCCCAAGAGTCCCAAGCGACTCGACCAGCTGAAGGATAACCATCTTCCCCAGCGTTAAAACCAGTAGCCTTCTTATCAACTTCATGTCTAGCGAAATAGGAAATCATGCGGTTTACAGTCTGAGCCGAAATCTTTACACCCGAAGCAAGTTGATTAGCCCTAGCCCTGCCAACAGCAGTAAACCCTGAACCAGCCTTGCCATCAGCAATCCACTTCAAAGCCCTCTTAGCAGCATCCTGCACAGCAACCGGAGGACTATAAGTTCCATCAGCAACAGCTCGAGACTTCATCTCACCGCCAGGAGCAATCTTCTCATTCAAAGAAATCGCAACCATCTGCTTTATCGCTTCAGTCTTAGAAACATGCGAACCAAGAACCTTACCTGCCTTATCAACAGTGTCCCAGCCCTGATCTGTCTGCTTAATAAAATATGGCATTACTCGCCTGTCTTATAGGAGCCATCAGGCACACTAGTCGGATTCTGAATCTGCACTGAAGGCAAACCAGTGTGAGCAATCGGAGGCAACCCAAGAGACTTGAGAACATCTTCAGGCTCAAAGCCGATGTTGATAAGTTTCTGAGCCATAGCAACCTTGCCTTCAATTTCAGACAAGTTAGAAGCAGAAATATCGATGTTAGCCAAAGGCACTCGGTTATTATCTCCAGCGTTGATAGGAGACATGTCCTCTTTACCGCGAACCTCATTGATAGACATCCAACCATTCATCAAGGCCGAAGCGTAACCAGTGATTCGAGTATTGTAATCTCCACGCAAAAGTTCATCAGTGTTAAAACTAATGAACGCTCTATCAGGTAGCAGGCGAGAGAACGCATCCTCTAGGCGAGCAATCCAAGGTCTAAGAGTGTGAGTAACAAAAGCAATATTGTTCTGCTCAATGCTGTTATAGCCTGCAGCACCCTTCTCAGCCAAACCAATCATGTTCACTGGAACTCGGAACGCTCTAGCAATATCTTCAACACCAAATCTACGAGAATCAAGCATCTGAGCTTGGTCATTCTGCACCTGAATCGGCTTGAAAGTTGCACCGCCAGAGAGAACACCAGTCTTATGGGCTCTCTTGTATCCTCTGTGCATTCTGTCCATAGAGTCAGACATGTTCTTGGCCTGATCTGCAGTCAAAGTTTGAGGGGTCTCAATAATTCCAGACATCAAAGTTCCCTGCCCAAAGAATCTTGCAGCAAAAGATTGAACAGCAATATCTAAACCAATAGTTTCCTTCAGTTTGTCCACAATACTGTTAGCTCGAACTTGTCCAGGTTGCAAGAGTGAACCAGTAATGTGAAGAACATCATCAGTTGAGAGAGGGCCATTCTCGCCTGTATAGGCGTAACGCTTCTGGCCAAGGTTAGTTCTAGAAATCATAACCTTCAAAGGGTCAAGAACCATCAAGTTGATAATCTCACCATTATTAGGGTCTCTAAAAATACGGATAAAAGCATTACCATCAATCAACAAACTAATCATCGCTTGCTGCCAAAAAGAAACGCTGTTAATCATCGCATCAGGCTGAGTAACCCAAGCAGGGCGAGGACGATAAGGTCTCTTAATACCATCACGCCTAACAAAAGCATCCACCGGCAAAGTCGAGATAGTGTCCGAAATCAAAGTTACACAAGCAAAAACAGCGGTAGAAGTTAGAGCAGACTGTTGATCAACATAAGTTGCAGCTTGAGACTCATAAGAAGTAAGGTCTCCGGCACCCCAAATAGTTTGGAAAGAAATGTTTCTAGTTTCATCAACTAATCTTCTAAGCATTATTTGCCACCCTTATCCAGAGCCAAACCAAACAACAACAAACCTGCACCCACAGCCAACACACCCAAAGGCAACCAAATCAAACCCAAACCAACAGCAGAAACAGCGACTCCAACAGCCTGCAAAATAGTTGCTAACATATTCATCCTTAGAATACCCAAACCTGTGCCTCGGGCTCAGTTTCTAGTTTACTTGTTGCCCTGTCATATGCGATAACCATACTCACCGCAGCATCGATACGCCGATTAGAAGCTCGAGACTCTTTCACAATACGAGGCCCCAAATTATCTATCTTCAACTTACAGTTATCCAAATGCCTGGCAAGCAAAGGATCACCATCATGAGTAAGAGTGCCTTCAGTAACCGAATCATAAACTTTCGAACAAGCCGGAACCATACGCCTAGGACTAGTCGAAGGATACTCAACAACAGGCAAACCCAAATCCATTAGAGCCTGCATAGTTCTCTGCCAGCGAAACGGGTCAAAAGCAATCTCCTTAGTGTTCGGATGTTTCTGAGCAAACTCAA